CTGAGATTTCGCGGCGATCCTCGCTGCATTCGATAGACGATGCTTCGATTAGTAATTGTTGCATTAAATTATTCCTTCGCTTCCGTTAGGAGTTAAATCAGTCATGGCCATAGCCTGTTCAGTCGTGATAAGACCAAGGGTTAGCAGCTTCTCAAGTACTTGGATCTCGACAAGCGGATCTTGCTTTAAGAATGTGTCGCCAACGCAAAATTTGACTTCATGGCCAGCAGTCGAAATATCATCCATAGACAAGCGAGCCTGAATTGCCTGAATGTAAGGTTCGATCGATAGTGAGTAAAACTGTTTTCTTTCGTCTTGCACGTTAGCATAGGTTAAAGTGGCATTCTGATCAGCGCTCAGGTAATAAGCCGGCACATTCATGGTGCGAGCGATCTGAGTGCTTAGGTTCTGGACTGCCTCGTTGTACATCATGTCTTTAGGACTAAATGCAACTGGGGAGTAATCCAAAGTCGAAGTTAAATATGCTGTTGAGTTATTTTGACGGGCACGCTTCCATGCTGCAATTAACCCTTGGACTTCATTTGGCGGTAGGTCTGCGCCTGAATTCTTTAAGAAGCCAGCAGGTTGTGGATTTGCTGAGTTAACGGCAGCAGCGCGATCAATATCGATAGCGGCTTGGATAGTGCGACCGCCGCGATCTAATACACCTTCATCGAAGCCTTGGATAGTCACAATGTCGTTCATCGCAACTGGAGTCATATCAACATAATACTGAGTGACCATTATGCCTTCGAGATCAGTAGTAAATGTGACGCGAGAGTTAGCAACCCACTCGAAAGAAGCCGGGCGACCATCCTCGGCATACCGCTCTGTGACTAGGAGATACGAAACGCCGTAAAAGAGAAGTGAGTCAACGATCCAACTTAAAGTAATAAACGATGGCTGGTTCTTTGATAATTGTTTAATCCATCTTGGCGGTGCAATAACTTCGCCGGTGGATGTCTTGTAATACTCAAGCGGGATTGATGCGACAGTTCCGCAGATTAAGTTACGAGCGCGAGCGACTGAAGGTACAGTCATAGCATCGTGGCGTGAAACGCGAGCAACGATCGCATTGTAAAGGCTGGGCATATTCTCGCCCATGACCTGTGGCGCATATTGCGCTTCGATTACTTTTGGCTTGCGATCGAATATACCCATAGAGATCAATTATACACTACATATAGGTCATTCTGTGTAAATAGCCGCAACCTGTTGTGGTTTCATTAACATTGATACGACCATGGCCAAAGCAATAGGCGCTGAAATATCTCCTGCTGATTTTCGTTTAACGATACGCCAAGCGGAGTCATTTACTTTAGCTGCGCAGTTATTCATCTGCTGGATTAAGTTCGCTTGGCCATTGTGTACCACACGATGATTTACCAAGCCATCGAGCAAGTCTCCACATGCCTGATAGAACTGCTGGCCTGAGATATCTTGAGTCATGCAGCCAGCATTGGTTAATCTTTCAGCGATCGATGCTGTCGCGTATTTATCAAAGCAAATTTGGCGCGGTCGATATTGATCCGCCCAGCCTTTAATATCGGCAGCAATTCTTAGATCATCGACTGAGACTGCTGACTCCCAAGTTTGCAAGATCCCGACACCGATGCGACCATCGGGGAGTAATTGCCCGGCAACTAGCGAAGCATTACGCCTAGATGGTGATACATCGAAGCCAAAGACTGTATAACCGCCAACTGGGATCTGTAACTCGCTATCGCTAGTCTCCTCAAGAATGCCATGCGGCCAAGGGCTACTTAGAGAGTCAATCCATTGGCAGAGAGTCTCTGTACGCGTATTTTCTATTGGGGAAGTCGCTATGGCTTCCTCAATGGCTGCTTCCGTAATTGTGTAACCCAAAGCGGGGTTAGCAAGCGCCCAAGCTACTCGATCTGTAATTTTGCAGTATTGGGGAGCAGAGTATTCATAATAACCAAAAGACTTAGGCGGATTATCCAAGGCTCGTTCTCTTAATTCATTTAGAACTGTACTAAACGCATCACCAGCGTTACTCGTCAGCAGCACATGGCTGTTTGCATGTGCGCGAGTCACCGGCATGGCAGCGCGATAGCCTTCTGGGCTTATTTCGCGGACTTCATCAATGTATAGCAAGCCCGAAATGCTTCTGCCGCGACTGCCATCTCTCGTAGCCGCGACAACATCCAAACGAGCGCCCGATAACATTTCTATCGACTCAGTACCATTAGCGTATCTAATCTGTTTGACCATTGCCATAAGGCTTGCGTTATTTTCTAGAGCCTTAGCTACTTGCCTAAAAGTTTCCAAGGCCATCGATCTATTTGACGACATAATTAGCACATCGGTATTCCATTTGAGCAAATGGGTCAAAATAAGCATACGGGCTAAAAATGTCTTTCCATTTTGGCGTGAAATTAGCAAAAGGCTGGATTTTCTGATCCACATATCTTTGGAGTCAACTGTAAGCATGTCTTTAAGCACATATTCCTGATAGGGCAGCAATTCCTCGCCTAGCAGTTTAGCGATCTCAATTACATCATCGACTTTAGATTTGCCTTTAAGCGGGATCGACTGAAGCCTAGGTTTAGTTGCCCCTCGTAGGGCTTTGGATCGTTTGGCAGCCATCGGGTTAATCTTGCACCGGTCTGGCGGTGAACGGACTGTCTTGGGCTATCTCGGAGCGTGTCGGAGAGAGGAAGCCAGGAAAGACAGGGGGGGTAGCCTTTCTACCTAAAAAAACGCCCTGATTACGCGATCCTTTAGCTGAATTGCACGACTGGCAGCACGCGACAGCGTTCTCAAAATTGACCACCAAGTCAGGTGCTTTGCTAACTGGAATGATGTGATCAACTGTGGTGGCTGGCTGCTGGCAATAGAAGCATGACCATTGATCACGAGCCAACACCTTTAAGCGAAAGGCTTTATAGTCTCTGGTTAATCTAGGATCACCACGCTTAGCCATTACTGCCAGTTCCATTTGCGTAAGTGGCTAAGTGCATTGCAGTAATTAGGCTCATCGTATTTAGTAACTCCATAACGCTTAGCAACATAGTACCAATATAGCCAGAACTGCTGTTCATAGGATGCGCCTTTGGCTGCCTCGCTCTTAATCTGATAATAGCCATACACGCGTTTAGTACCGGACTTATTACCAACGGCGTTTATTGTCCAACTACTCTCTAAAGTGATAATTCTATTATGGCAGTGATATTGCTTATTAGTTAACTGTTTATCAGCTAATACTTTAATGCTTTCATTTGGCACTATTGAAGCCTCTAATCTAGGCATAAGTGCCATAGATAGACTTATCCCGATAACGGCGGTTACCGAGCGAACTAGCCGCAAGCGGTTCGCTCTGAAGCCCTCGAAGGCTTCTAGCCGTAAGTGTACCAAGTTAGTCAAATACATTAACATAAGTCCTGCTCAGATCGGTGTGTCGTTTTACTTATCCGTAGAATAGAAACCAGAACCCTTAAATGAGATCCCAAAAGAGCTGTAAATCTTACGCATTGGTTCGTGGCAGAACCCGCATTCGACATCGTGTGGCTCATTGATTTTTAACTCCTTCTCGTAGCGAAGGTTGGCCTCGCATCGATCGTTAGTGCATTCGAACTCATAGATCGGCATTACTTCTCGACCCCATGCATGGTCTCCAAATGTCTTAACATCATCCGGCTAACTTCTTTCTGACCTAAGAATCCCCAAGCTGATAACAGCGAATAACCGCAATAACATGTGTGTAAAGCCTCTGGTAAGACATTTCGCTCATCGCCTGCTTTAGGCATTATTGATCCTCTCGACAGTATTGGCATCGTTGGCCAAGTGCATATACGCCACAGTCTAAACATCTGGTTATGTCCGCATCCTGTACAACATCCCGGCGCTTCTCATAGCCAGCAGCTACGAGTAACTCCACCAGATCGCCAAGGCGAAGCATGGCCACATAATCGTCAGCCTTTTCACCTTGCCCATTGAGCCGAAAGCAAGCGAACCCCAATAACCCGCTCTTGGCTGTCCTAGTTTCGATCTGGCGGAGCGTACCCCGTATGTCGAGTGCTGCACGCGCTTTAACCTCGCAGTCGAACGGAACATTGAGAATGTCGCGCCCAGCGCCTCGACCAACTGTTGCGCCTTCCCACCAGCGCTTCAGATACTCTGCGACTACCCGCTCTGTGCGGAAGCCTCTATATTTGCGGCTTTGACTCATTGACCGCGTGGCATTTGTTGCATGACCAAGTTAAGGCTTGACCTTGTATCCAGAATGCCAATTCGTTTGTAGGACATGGCTCGTTGCATAGATGGCAGATTATCCTAACTTGCAGCGCATTTAGCGCTTCTCGGTGGCGAGCCTTCTCATATAAAACATCATCGGTTGGAAATGACTCCCATTCACCATCTTGATTCATAAACTGTAAGCCGCTCATTATCCGCGCCCCTTCTGCTTTACCCATTTGCCGTTATTGTCGATCTCCAGCCAAATAGGTTCACACTTTTCCAAGAACCCACCTGCCGGGTTTTGGCATGAGAACTGCGCCCAAGGTTTGTTATTCTTTTTTGATACTCCATCTCGAAACTTCATAACTCCATGCTGGCAACTTGGAATATCATCATCGATCTTTGATCCGCCTAAAGTTTCTGAAATTAAAGCCACAGCTTCAGCAGCACTTGGCGCTGGATCTACGGATTTAACTGTCCATGGATCATCCTCGACTGGCGTAATAATCCAATCGTTTAACTTCTCAGCAAATGGCTTTGGCTCTGCTGCTTTGACTTTAGACATTTCCTCGCGGCTAGGGCGTTTGCCTTTCGTAACATAGCCTGCGTTAGCGAGAGCACGACCGATCGCACTCGTTTCGCAGTTCTCAAGCGCCGAAGTAGAATTAACTCCTCGCGTTGAGACTGTTTCCTCTGCATAGCCAGTTGTCCAAGCCTGTGCATCCACTTCAGTTCTATAAACAGCAGCCTTAACAATAAATCGCTGAAGCGTTGACTCAACCAATAAAGTATCGATGCGGCCATCTGGGTGATCCTTCCAAAACTTAACTAGGCGTTCCTCTACTGTCTCATAATCCTCTAGATTAAACATAAAGTTCATTCTCCTCTGTTGCTAATTGTCCAGCGATGGCAAGGTAGGAAGCGCCATCGATCCAACTGTCGATCTTTTGGCTGTCCTCAATAGTTCTGGCGATTTTGACGAGCGATAGGATAATTGCCACTTGGTAATCCTCAACCGGCATCTCAAGGTAGGCGCTGACGAGTCTGGCTGCTCTAGCCATATTGTCGCTTGGATGACCATAATGCAGTCCGCGCTCTTGGTATAGATCCGTAGCACTTTGTAAGATTTCAGCATGCTTCATACTCGCACCTTCTCGATGCTTTCGTAATGCTTACGAACTGCCTTACGACCTACGATATAGCCATCTCTGTGACCGATCTTGTAACCCATAAGAAATAGGGTAAACCAAGACCCTAGGATAATCATTTGTAAGATACTCATTTACTGCCCTTCTACTGCGCCCTTCGCAGCTTCTTGGCATAAGTGTTGCATAAATATCAGACAGACCTGCGGTTATATTGATAACGAAATGGTAACAATTCTACTTCGTCAACCGCATCATCGATCGAGCGCCTTATATCGTTATCGAGATCGTCCATACCTGCGCCCGTGGACTACGAATGTGCCATCC